AGCCAATTGCCTTTCCATCGAAAGCAGTCCACTGAAAGAGTTCTGCATTGCCATAAAGTACTTTTCCATCTCTTACTTTCCTCGCTCTTTTGTCTCAATGAATGCGTCAAAAAATCCACAAAACGCCCCCCCCAACCTTTTATTGCCCGTTCGAGAATAGCTTTTCCATTCTCTGCTGTCTCAAAGCCATATTCAGCCCGCAATTTTCTTAGGCGTTCCAACAGCATATTATATTTCTCTTCTGTTGTCATACTCATTCATTTTATACAGATAAGGGGCAGAATCCATCGCCAGCCCCTTATCCATCATATTACACATTCGCGATATAAAACATCTTGTTAAGAACGGACTGGACCACGCTCCGCAATTCCGGTCTCCGTTTGAAAAGTTCAGTAAAGCATTCCTCCATCTGATGGGCAGAACCATTCAAGGCTATGAATCTGTCAGAATCCTTGACAATCACCACTGAAGTATGTACCTTTCTTTCCGGCTTCGTCTGCGCCTCGTTAATTTCCATTTCACGGACAAGAGAACCTGCAAGGGTCGTGATGTTCTTCTCCGCCATCTGCCTGAAAAGGTCATCAACATTAATCTGCTCCATAATTCAGTCCTCCCTTGTCATTGCCGCCAACGAAAGCGGAATCACGTGAACCTTGCCGTCCTGGTCCTTGTAGGACACTGAAATGAAGTCACAGGTCTCAACAGGAGAATAGGCATTCCGGATGATGGACACGCCCTCGGAGAAAAGAGGATCATTCCATTCAGCCGCATATTTCTCCAACTGGAGCATCGAGCTTGCCTTCAGGTTACCTTTGCGGTCTTTGGAAAGCAACTGCATCACAGCGGTGAACAATTTCGATGAATCCTCATCTTTCGCCAATGTGGACAGGAACTCCTTCACTTTCGTGATTCCAATTTCCACCGTATCATCCCAACCATCATTCGTCCTCCTGCCAAGCGAAACCGTGATGCCATCTGCGGTAAACGAGTTGCTGTGACGATCCACCTTGGCATTGAAAAGTTTCTCTTTGAGTTCAATGAGAGACGCCACATCCGAAAATACCTCATCCTTCCTCTGTCTCATCAACGAACTCAACGCCACCATCTTATCCAGCGTCTTATGGCAGAACTCCGCCGTAAGTTCCTTATAAGAGTTGACATCATCCTCGCGTTTCTGTTTCTCGGCACGCTCTTCGGCCTCAAGCTGAGCCTTCAGTTCGGCTCTCTGCTGCGGTGTCATTTTACTGATATCCATATCTTTTCTAAATGTTATTTTTCCAACTTTCCCATAACGCCACGCTCCATCCTGCCCTGAACCCTTTCCTTGCATGCTTCAAGAAACATTTCAAGCCCCGTGATCATCTTCTCGTTCTGCGGTGATGGGAAACGGGCATTCAGCTTCTTGTGACGGTCAAGCAGTACAAGAGCCAACTGCTCCGACTGGATTCCAGGGATGACCGTTCCGTCATCAAGTTTCTGGATAAACTGAACCACCTGCTCATTCCCGGTGTATGATGTCACCCCGTCAGCGAATCCCAGACATTCACGCATAATGTAGCAGTGGGCACCTCCATATATCTCATCATACACCACCCGAATCGTCTTCTCTTCTGAAGGATAAACACAACCGTCCAATGTGACTTTCTCCACAACCGGCATATCCCCGAAATAATCGCGATACACCATCGCCTCCAGCTGCTCCTCGTAGATCCCCTTGACCATCTTCCCGTTGACCACTTTCAGAAGGACTTTTTCAAGGGCGTCAACCACCCTTCTCGTCCAGACTTTCAATCCCGGCTTGGTCCTTCCGAGGCGTTCAACCTCTTTGATCCTGCCATAAACTTCATTGATGCACCTGTCCCTTTCCAAGGCGACAAGCCTCACAACATCCTGTTTCGAATACATCTTTTCCATAAAAGCACAATTTTGAATTGATATAACTTGGGAGGAGGTCGGGGACTCGAACCCCTGTGCATCCGCTGCTTGCAACGTGGATTTTTCGGATGCGAATATGTCCTGGCACCTCCCCATACGCATTTTAATTGACTTACATAAGAACACCTCCTTAACTTGGCAATTGATTCGGTTTTCTGGTGATATATATCGGAAAAGTCCGCATTACCGGTCTAGTCTCCACCATTTGAGTTTTTGGCTTTCTCAAGATTGCCTCCAGCTTCGGAATCAATGATTCCAGTTCCTCAATCGTCAGCATCCCGAAAGGCTTTCCGGCTATCCTGCTGTTCTGGCAAAAAGCATTCACCTTATCGAAGTCTGTGGTATCCACACCTAACTGCTGAATCCGCTTTAAGACAGCCGAACGCATCTTCTTGCGCCTGAACACATAATCATCACGGCTCTCCGACTGATGCCTGCCGCTCTGAATGCAGTCACACATCTCATCATATTCAGAATCCTTCATATCCTTCAATGAGGTTGTCCGTCCCTGCGTGAACTGTGAAATCAGATCATCCTTGTACTGTTCGAGGTCAATACCCTTGGCCTTGCACAAGGCATAGAACCTTGAATAATTGCGTTTTTTCTTTCCCATACGATAAATCATTAAATAGGATCAGACCAATACTTCTTCGCCCCTTCATCCCAGATTGTCATTTCTCCTGTAGTTCCGACAAAACGTCCCTTGCTGAATGCCTTATACCCTTCAACCCATATCTTGCAGGAGGCATCATACATTGCGCTTATCGCCGCACGGCCTTCCGGCTGGCGTCCTCTGGTGCGGCTGACGAATATCAGCATCTTGTTCTTATGCTTTTCGCAAAACGCTCTGAAATCCTTATACGTCAGTCCCATGAACTGGAATGAGTCGAGGACGACAAACTTCGGAGAACGCTGCTGCGAAATTTTTTCATCCAATTCCTGTAGCGACATATTCGCCAGCTGAAATCTGCTCCCAAGTTCACCCATGCCATATCGGCGAAGTGTGTTCTGCATCGTCAAGCTCACACCTTCCTCCCGTGAGTTGTAGAGGACTTTGCCGAATGCAGACAACTCCTTGCACAACGACACCACAGCCGAGGTCTTGCCGTTGCCGGAATTCCCCCAGATGAACCAGATGCCGGTAGTCTCAATCTCCCCGACACACTCATCCCATCCGCCACCGAGACGGATTGTGTCGAACTTGATTGTGAGTACCTGTTTTGCTGATAGTGTGCGTGCCATTTGAATGCCGTTTGAAAAGGTTTTTAAAGATTTTAGAGTCTTGATGCAGCCGCTATCCTAAGCTGCTTGTGGATTGATTTCTTGACGCGTCTGAGGTCAAATTCCATCTGACTGTTCCGGAGTTCTACGGATTCACGGATCACCGATGCTATAGCCTTGTCATCGGAAAGGCCGTTGTTCCTGCAGATGGCATTGACCTCATATTCGGTAACCCCGGAGAGAGGGACAAACTTCCTTCCGATTCGTGAATACAACTCCTCGTATCCCTTTTTGTCGAGCTTGAGTCCTTTTGTCATCCTCTTCTGGATGAACGGGGTCGAAAGGAACACGATGCCGCATTTGTCTTCAAGGGCATTATACAGGCTGATGAAATAGTACATCACGGAATCCGTAAGTTTGTCACCCTCATCGAAAACAAGCAAAGGTCTGTTCATCTTGACAAGCTCATCAACGATTCGCGTCAGGGTGGCGCGAACAGTTAGCCCCTCATTCCTGATGCCTATCTTCTTTGCGAGCTCTTCCACGAAGTCAGCCTTGTGCATATCCTCGGAGCAACCAAGGACAAACACATTCTTGTGTGTCTTTGAATACTGGAACGCCGCCGTTGTCTTCCCGATTCCGGCAGGGGCCACAATCCAAGACACGTTCTGGTACTGCTGCGCGTCAGCAAGAAGTGTTTCGACATCCTTGAACGCTGAAGTCTGGCAGATTTGCCACCCCTCAGATTTTCCGCTGCCGACAGCAGCCTTGATCCGGAGGAACATTTCATCGCTGATTCTTTCGAACTTGCCGTTTACGACAGCATTGAATGTTCCGGGACTTGTAACCCCGTGCAAGGAGTTCGCTGCCTTCGCCTGACTTGCATATCTCGCGGCATAGTCAAGAAGCATCCTCTGAATCCCTTGCTTTTCTTCTAATGTGAGTTTCTGTGCCATAATATTGAATGATTTGCTATGTTCTGCTTATTGCATCGAGAGGGTTATAATCCATATTGCTCATTTCCTTATTGAAAGGCCCGATATCAGTCGTGTCCGGAGAATCTTGTGGTGTCACAATGGCCACTGCATCAGCGAATGTCTCGAACTCACTCTCACTGATTCCTTTCAATGCAGGTGTCGTCAGACCATTCTGCTCCGGAGCCACCCCATACTCAATTTCAAGCGAGTGGTTTTCGATTCTGCGCTGAACCCTCATCCTCTTGTTTTCCGAGTCGTTCTGCCTTATCAGAGTCATATCACCGTCTTTCTGTTCCTGAATGTTCCTATGGACCGTCAGGTACGGATAAGCCGAAGTGACGTATCGCAGTCCAGTTGCTGTCTGCTCAAACAGCATCGCCATATCCATTTTCATCGGATCAAACTTCACTATGAATTCCTTTCCGGTATTTACCTTTCTCCACTCATAGTCCGGCTTGCCGTCAGCGGTCAGAACCTCGTAAGTGTATTTGCGCTTCTGATACTGGATGGATATGCCGTCGGCAGTGAATTTTGACGGCCGGTCAGTCCTTATCCAGAACAGGTTCACCATGTCTATCTGCGACACCGCCTCCGTTTCCGGATTTATACTTGCCTGGTAAGCCGCCAACCTGCCATTGACAGCATTCCACTTCCTGCGTGCTTCCGCATAGGCGGCAAGCAGTTCATCGTATGTATAAAGGGACTCCTTGTTCGCATCCACGAACTCCCGGTTTATCTTCCACGCATCCTTTGCAGAGATGTTACCTCCGGTGAATCTCCAGTCCTGTCCGAGGATCTGCCGTTGGAACTCCCCGAAAAGCCGCTCAATCGTCTTCGATTGTGGGTTATAAGGAGAGGTCGTTCTGGATACATGCGATGTTATGCTTGCAAAGAACGCCTGTGCGACCTTCGATGTCTGTGCGCCCTGGTTATCCGTGACTATCTCGTAT